CCAATTCTTCATAGTGCTCAAGACTCTTAATCTTAATACTTGCTGCAGCACCAACAAAACCGTTTTGTAGACCAGTATCATCTGCTCTTACAACACTAAGTGATCCACCATATGCCAGATAAGAAGAAGCAACTAACCAGTGCTCATAGTGCTTATCTGTACTGTATGGTTTTCCGAAAATCTCTAAAAGATCCTTTTCGCTTCCGACTATTGCAGGAGTGCCGACAGGACCTTGTGCAAAAGGTGCAACAATAGCACCAATACTAGAGGAGGTAGGATCAACCCTACCTACCGTTAGATCCACTTCCCTTACTACAATACCAGGAGATGCTAAATTTAGTGGCATCTTGTTTTTCCCTCGCATCCAATTTATCTAAAAATATTTATGGAAAGGGGTATTTTCACCGGGGAAACGGTGCGTGAATATTCACCAATCAGGGTATTCCCAATTCAAATTACTCTTTCTGCCTTTTTTTACGCGATTTATTGTACACTCTTTACACTCATATGAATATGCAGATGGAAGTGTGCCTCTATCTTTTCTTGTAAGGTAAAAATCATCAAGTAGACTTTTGACCTTATCACAAACTCTACATTTGCGATCAAAAAATAATAAGTGTTCTAGTTCTATCTCATCGTCAATAGACATTACCTATAATCCCACATATACGATCTATCTCCATATTCATCTGCATACCATCTATCCCCTGAATCATCTACAAAAGTTGTTTCATCGTTAATTCCATCTTCGATAAAACCAAATGGAGCCATGTCCTGATCAATTTGATTTTTTTGCTCTTCATATATTCTCTTCCTTACATCATTCTCTGTCATCTCCTTAAAATATTCTTGTGCTACTAACCAAGAAAATATTACAAGACACATTGCCAAGTCATCATTACATCCTTCTTCTGCCTCAAAAGAATTTCCTTTTTGTGAAAATGTAGTTAGTTCTGATATAATTTCATAATCAGATGCAAGTAATTTATCATCTTCTACAAGAGTTTTAAGATTTGAACATCCTAATTTTTTAACCGCAGAAGTTGTACGAACTCCAAGTTGAGTTTTTTTACCGGAAAATCCTGTTCCCACTATCTGTCCATTTCTACCTCTCATAGTTGCCATTAAAATATTTTCATATTCCAAATCATATTGAAGAATACTAGCAACTTGATCACCAATATCATTAACCTCTATCAATAACCAGGATTGATTATAACCTTTTGCTACATCAAATATGATATTGGGAAATAGCATTGGTTTTATTTCATTATTTCTATACTTTGCAACTACCTTATAAGGAAACTCTGTGATATCAAAAACAATAAATGCCGAATAATCATTACCAAGTCCACGAGCAACATCAACTGTAATTAGATAATTGTGCTCTGGAATTGGATTTTCATAAACATCTAATCCTGCATTTCTTTGTATCGGGTCTTCATATACTAAAGTCTTGAGTTTTGATGGATTGATAAGTGTATTAACAGAACCTAAGAACTCGCATTCAAACTCAACCCGAAATTGTTGTTCCGATGTGTTTGCAATTGTTTGTTCTTTCCAAACAATATCTCTTCCAGGAACTTCTGACCAGTGAACTTCTGTAGGAATATATTCGTTTTTATTTCTTTCCGCATCATGCCACATACGGTAGAAATGATTCATACCGTGTGGTGTGGATACAATAATTACCTTTGTGCTTTTACCAGAAGTAATAGTAGGATAAACAGATGCAAAGAACGAGTCTGCAACATGGTTTGGAACGAACGCAAACTCGTCGAGGAAGAGGATGTTAAACGACATGCCTCGGACAGCACTTGCAGACGTAGAAGATGCCAATATCTTACTGCCATTTTCGAGTTCTATATTTCCTTTATTCCATACCAGAATACCTTGTTGCATCCATTTTGGCAAGTTTTCGTATGCGGTTGATAATCTTGCTAACAATTCTCTAGCAGTAGATGCTTTGTTTGCCAGAATACCAATGTTTACACTGTCATTGAAAAGTGCATAATGTAAAAGATATGATACCACAGTAGTAGACTTACCAGTCTGTCGTGGCATCTTGCAGATATTAAATCTATTGTTGTGAAAATTATGAATTAGTTTCTCTTGAAAATGATACGGATGAAACTGTGTTAAACCCTCATCAAGAGAAACAATTTTAATATAGTTGTTTGCAAAATAAACTGGATCTTGTTTACATTTTAGAAACTCAATAATTTGTTCTTCTGTAAACTCAATCGCAGTATTTGCTTTTTTTAATAATGGATTACCAAGATATACGTCACTCATAAAATCAAATTAACAATTCCAAGCTCTTAATGATTTAGACAATCTATCATCACCAGTATTATTAGAAGGTTTTTGTCTCTTTCTCATTCCCTTCATTCTTGCACAAAAACTTTTCCTACGGGGATTGCCAACTTTTTTACTAGGTGCTTTCAGATCACTACCAGGATTTTCTCTTTCATAAGACTTACGTCCTTTTTCGTTGAGTCCTCCAGATTTATTTTTACCAGACTTTTTTGTCCATGCTGCTCCTTCCAAAACTTCCGTCTCTTCATTTTTTGGACGGCAATCGTTTACCAATTTACCACCTTTCATCTTCATACCCACTTTTTTGTGAGTGTCCCAACAATCCTTTGCTTTCTCTTCAAGTTCATTTTTCCAGTCAGATTGTTCAAATCTTACCTTTGGTTTTAATTTTTTCTTTCCATCTGGTGAAGGAACAAATTCTCCAGTTTCTGACGATTTCATATCATCAGTATCTACATCACCATCAACATCGGCATCGATTCTTCTTACTGCTTTTGCCGTAAGTTTCTTCAAGTTGCCACCACCGACTTTAGATTCTTCTTTTTCTTCTTTCATTTTTTCACGTTTTGCCTTTGCCTTAGCAAGTAATCTTTGTTTTGCTGCTTCTCTTTCATCTTTAGGAATAGGAGTTACGGCACCAATTTTTTGATCAACATCACCAACATCATACCCTTCCTTCTTTACACAGTTATTATAAGTTTTACCAAACATCTTTTTGGTTCCTTTCTTCTCATATCCTTTCCAACACTTCTGTCCTTCATCAATCTGCTCTTGACCACCTTTAATTGGTTCTGGTTTGATGAGGTCAACAAATTCATATTCTGTTGCTTCGAAGTCATCTCTCCAGTTTGATAATTCATATGACTCTTTCTTAGTACTGTTACCCCAGTTGGCAGCACCAACCTTACGGCACTTCACAAGTGCTCCGGAAGCATATGCAGAAGGCCAAACACTATATCTACTCTTAACCTTCTTATAACAGGCATCTTTCTCACCTGCCTTTTCTACTACAGTTTCTTCTGTCTTCACGTTGATTGCCTTCCCTTTTCTATCTGGATTTGGATCTTGACGTTGCTTTCTATTAAATGCTTTTTTCTCTTCCTTATCATCTAAATTTGCGGCCATTTTGCTGGATCCACATTTTGGTTTTGTGGTTTGTCCTGGTTGTTTGGCACAGGGTTTTCCGGCATATTTACCACCCAATTGAACCCAACCAGGCTTGCCATCACTAGACCTACTCTTACCAAACCAGTCACGCAAAGAACTATCACCACTTTTCGATTCACTTACCCCTCCACCATTTCCACCACCATTTCCACCACCATTTCCATTACCACCATTCCCATTACCGTTTCCACCATTTCCATTACCATTTGTGGGCACATCAATACCAGTTTCTTCTGGTTCTTTCCCACCACCAGAAAATCTAGCGGTTACTCTTAAACCCTTCGAAATCGGTTTACATACTTTATCAGTATAACAATAATAATATCCTTGCTTACACTTTTTCATCGATGAAAAGTAGTCTATTCTTTATTATTTAGAAAACCTTGCTTAAGCATTTTTTGAAGTTCTGATGTAGACCCAACAAACACTGCATTATTGGTAACATTATTTGTAGTCTTTTTAGTTTCGTCTTCTACATCCTTAAGTTTCTTTTGTAAATCAATTAACTTATCAGTAGTATCTGCAACACTCTTAATCAACTGCCCTGCGACCTCATATGCCCTTGGACTGCCTCCTTCCCCTGCTACCTCCATAATGCCGTTGATTGCCTCCTGACCCTTCTCTATGAGAGAGTAGAGGTTCGCACGACTATAGACATAATCTTTCTCTATATCATCATCCTTAGATTTTATAATCTCAGATTTTTTGATTGGTTTTGATTCTACAATATCACTATCAATATTCAGAGCCTCATCGATTGAATCATAATTATTATTCATAACAATCAAACATCCTCTTGTCTAGTAGGACTATACTCTTTGGAGTCTCCTAAAAATTCCCAACTCTCGGTAAATCCAAAATCATCACCTGGTTCTGCAGTTATTGGATTTGGAACTGCGGTATATCTCATTTCACGTTTTGCAGTTTGGGTATTTGTGTCTGCGTACATATCAACTTGTACCTTACGAATGAGACCATCTGTGCTTTCTGCTATTGGACCAAACAGATATGTTTTTGCAGTAAATCTCAAAGTATAAATTAATGCTCTACGAGTTTCAAAAGAACCTTCATAGTCGTCCTGAAAATCAATACTTTCTAATACAACAGGAACATCTCTCTTTTCACCAATTGATTCTACTAAATCAACAGTAACGTTAAATGATGGTTGGAAAAATGGTAAGATTTGTTCTACAATTTGAAGAGCATCATCATTTAATTTTGTAAAAATATTTAATTCAAATCCAATGTTATATGGAACCGGCATGAAAACTTTTTTTACATTTCCTTGACCGTCACTTGCTTTAAATGTTTGAGTTACACCAGTTTTTCTTGTTGGATCATATTGAATATTACTCATCTCAAACGACATTCTTGGTAATGTTATAGCAACAGGTTTTGTTAAATTTGCTTGTTGCTCTAACTTTGCCAAAAACTTTTGCATAGGACCATATGATAGTCCTACTCTCATATCGGAAATAACATCATCAGTGCTATTTTTATGTTGAATGTGAATATCATTAAAAAGACTTCCGAAAGAAACAATTGTCTTTCTAATAATTTCGTGATAATAATATGTCCCCAACATTAATATGTCCCGAATGGATTTGATTCTGTAAAGTCTAATATTTCATCTGCTTCTAATTCAAAATCATCATTATCATTATATTCATCAGTGGTTGAAGTGTCTAAATCGAACGACTTCAATGTATATATCGCAGAAGAAGATGAACCTACAATATTTTCCCCTTCACTAAATGTTCCACTATTTAGATAAACTCTGAGATCCTTATCAACATCCTGTCCCGGATTATTCCAATATTTAACTTGAGCAGTGACTCCTGAAAGAGATCCAGTAACAGTCTCGGAAATAATATATGTTCCAAAACCTACAGTTGGAGGTGCAGAAACTGTTATGTTTGGTATTGATGTATACCCCGATCCAGCATTACTTATTAATACTTCAGATAGTCTTCCAACGTCGATTCTTGATACTGCAGTTGCTGTTACACCAGCACCGACTGGAGGATCGATTGTAATCGTAGGAGGTTCATAATATCCGTCTCCTTTATCATCGATTCCAATATTTAAAACAGAACCTGTTGATATGATGCATGTTGCGATAGCACCAGATCCATTACCTCCTATGATAGTGACTGTAGGTGGTTCCGTATAACCATATCCAGTATTTGTGATGAAAATTTCTTTCACCGATTGAACACCACCAACAGAAGTTGTTATTGCTACAGCAGTTGCAGTTTTTGAAAACTCTGAAGCTGGAAGAGCACCTAATATTCCACTTGTATCTGGATTCCCTCCAGGATCACTAATTGTAACAGTAGGAATTCCAGTATATCCTGATCCATCATTTAATAATACAACTTTGCTTACACCACCTAGAGAATTGACCGTTGCTTGACATTCAGCAGTTACCCCAAATGCAACAAGTTTCAGATCTGTAATATATCCAACATCTTCCAGCACTTCATCGATCTCAGAAACTCCGGTGCTGATTTCTTCATCCTCATATTCAAACAATTCGCAAGAAAGTTCAAATACATAACTTTTTCCTAACTGATAAAAAGGTTTTTCAAGTTCTACTCTTTTTATTTCAAATAATCTTTCTCCAAGAGGAAAATAAATGAGGTCTCCTTCTTTAGGTCTATCCGTAATTACTAAATCCTCTCCTGGATAATAGTTTCTCGCAACAGACATTATCTCTGCTAGATATGGAGAAATTATTTCCTCAAATCTTTCTTTTGAGATTACCAAAGATATTTCATTCTTAAGTCTCAATCCAAATTTTGTCATTATATCACTATCTGGAGCATATCCGTCATAGTTGTTCAGATAAGCTTCAATTATAAAAGTATCATCAAATTTGGATGATTGTACCTCATTAAGAATATCATCAGTTTTTAAAAGTTTTCTTGGAATATAATAAACATCTATTCCATAAATTTTCAGTTGCTCATTTATTAGATCTTGTACAAGATTTTGCTCTCCAGCAGATCCTTGAAGAAAATAGGGATTCAATGCCATAATTTTATCCTATCATATCAAATGGGGGAAGTTCGTACTCCGTGCTCATTCTTTGCTTGATATCTTCTAGATCTCTCATAGCATCTTCATATATTTGTCTTCCATTTAATTCAATTCCTCCTGGAAGCTTAACACCATTAAACTTGATCAAATTTTGACCCCACTGTCTCTTAATAATTGCAGTTAAATATTTTTTAACAAATGTATCATTATAGATTTGAGTAAATGATTCTGGGTCCAAAGCTCTATAACAATCTATAACATAAAAAGTATCTTTATTTTGAGATTTCCAATCTATATCCAAGTATAGTCTATCTTGTCTTTTGTTAAATCTTACTTGTTTATTGGTTGTTAATAAAAAGTCAATATCCTCAAGATATGTTTTAGTCATTGCATATTGCAAAAGGTCAACTGAACTAAAATAATATAGATCATTTAAGAATAATTGATATTTTATACTAAACATTCCACCAGAAATTGAACTGGCATCAAATTTAAATATTTTTTCTACTCCAATTACTGAATCTGGAACTTGAATGAAATTGGATGTTTCATAAAAATTGGAAGTGATGGTTCCCAAACCAGATATATTAGTTGAGGTTCCGGTAGTAGTAACTATACCAACTCCATCTGTTCCGATTGCCTTTCCCCTATCAATATCATCTTGCGATACCTTATACTTAAGATACATTCTTTCAACACCATCATAGTGACGTTCGTTAAAATACTGAATAGTATCATCTACTAAATCATCTATTTGGTCATCATCAACATTTATTTCTAATACTGGAGCACCTAATTGTCTCAAACAATAGTCAATTAAACCTTGTCTTGTGCTTGGTTTTGCCATTAGTATTCCCCTCCATCAATTGTAGTGGTCCAACTGGTAATACCAGTTATCTCATCAATTGTTAATACTAAACCACTTGTATCTAAAGTGCTAAAGGTGCTACCAGAACTAACCAATTTTCCATCATTTGTAAAATATGCAACTCCACCTGCCGCAAAATCACCTTGATAGATTATATTGTCATTAACGTATAAATCAGATCCTACATATAAATCACCTCTAAAAGATGTAATTCCTGCTACATCAATACTTTGAGCAGTGACAACACCTGATACATTTACATTTTTAAGAAATCTAAAAGTATCAGTAGTTATGAATTTTGATGTATTTGCATTATATTCAAGAACAAATCCATCTGCCAGAGATGATATATCAATGTCACTTAAATCTACAATTTTTGCCGTAGAAGTTCCACTTATATTTGAAAGAACTCTTACAACTCCTTGTCCACCAATCCTATCTGGTATAGACATTACCTTGTTACCCCCGCTCTTACTAAAGCCATACCTTCAAATGCTTTGTATTTTTTTCCTCCAGAATCTAAACCACCAATTTCTACAAGAACATCGTAGACATAGCGTCCTGGTTTAATATCCGAAGTTTGCTCATCAGTCAAAGAAAGTTCTATAATTCCTACTTCAGAATCTACGATTGTAGAAGCAAAAGAAACAGATTTGGAACTAGTGGGACTTTTTCTTAATTGTGCAGTAACTCCATATCCAGTAATGTTAATACCGGTATTAGTTCTAGAATCACCTAATGCAAAAGAACTAGAGAAATCAAATCCCTGTTCGATCACAATATTAGATGCATAGACTGCCATTATTTTTGTAAATTATTATCCTAGAGATATTTATATGATTATTATAAGCAATTATTTTTTTAAAAAATCCTTTAAGAGAGATTTTATCTCTTCAATGTCATTTTTCATTTCATCCAATTCTTGTTTACTGGATTTTTGTTTCTCTATTTTTTTCAACCTTTGATTATAACCAACCATATCATAGTTGATTATAGATCCTGTATTCTCATCACGATATAGATGTGGATGATCTTTAACTTTTACTAAATTCTTCATTTTAATGCTAACGTTCTTAGATCTCTAATTATTGGATAGTTTGCTTGATTTGTGGATGACATAACAATTTTGATTCTATATCCACTAAAGTCAGGTAAGTCATTAGCAGTAAATTCGTACTCCAAATATTGACCTTTTTCACTTTCCGGAACTCTTATATCCGGTTTACCATTATTTAAAGAAGAATCAATCACTCTTAGTGAACCTTCTGATGTTGATTGCAAATTATCAAATCCTGGGAAAAGTTCAAACTCTTGTTCAATATCAGCAGAGTCTTCTCTAATTAGACTGTAAAGAACTCTAATATCGGAAGACTCGGGTCTATATGCAGTTAATATAACTTTAAGTGATGATGCAGCTTTAGCAAGATTAGTAACATTAGAAACATATATCGCTTCATGTTGATCACTATCAATTGAATTGGTAGATGAATCCGTAATATAATCAATTACAGGTCTATTGATGTTATCTAGAATAAATTCTGTTGTTGAATCATTCAAGAAGATCATTGGAGAAAGATTCTCGTTCGTAGTATTTAATGTGACAGTTGAACTAAAAGATCTCCTTCCAGCAACATTAGTGAATGTCGATTGATTTAGTTCATTTTTTCTGGAGCAAATCATACGAACAGTATTTAATTCATTCTCTTGATTCGGAATCACAGGTTCTATTTTATTTTCAAAGACAAATGATGTTTCATTTCCGTCAATACTTGTACCTGTTGTAGTCCTAATATTGGATGTTATTGAAGTTTCTTTTCCAGGAGATAAAATATTATATCTCGGATTTATTCTATTAAATAAAATATTTTCAGATGCTTTGATATTTGCACCACCACCAATTAATTCATTGGTAAATGAAACTTGTGGATAAGTTGCATCGACCGATCTGTTAATACCTATAGATTTTCCTTCAATCGATGATGTTGCACCTCTATCAATCTCAATATAATATGAATCACTTATGATATCAGTGTCAGATATATCATAAACTACATTATTAATTCTTCTTAATGAAATACCATTAAATTCATATTTAATTACTTCAGACCCGACTGCATGATCTTCAACAATTCCTTCAACTGCTCTGGAATTAATGGTTAATTGACTTGAAGTTGCCGCATTATATCCAATTATTTCATCACCAATTTTAACATATCCAATATTAACAGCACTGACAGGTTGTCCTTCAAAATTTTCAAAAATTGAAGAATCATCAACAACTATAACTTCAGATGCTCCAGTGGTAGATAAAAGTTCATTATTTAGTATTGCTGGTGCTGTATCAGAAGAAACATCCGTTAATGTTAATTTATTGTTATTTGCATACATTCCATGGTTAAAATGTTGAACTTGTAAATAATTTCCTGAAAAAATTCCACTGTCATCAACAGAACTTGATACACTAGTATTTGCAAGAGAAACTGTAGTTGTATCTGTATCAAAATAAACTAAATTGCCGGTTGGTATAGTTCCCTGAACATTCGTTAGATATAAAGTATCAAGATTACCACTGGCAGTAACTGTGATAACTGCATCTCTACCAGTTTGACTTGATCCATTAGTAATTGAAACAATATCACCAGTTACATATCCAGTTCCTGCTTGAACAACTGATATTGCAGTGATAGTTCCACCGGCACCAACACCACTAACGTTTACAGTCAATCCACTACCATTTCCAAAAATATTAGATGTACTTTTCACACCGGTTGTATAATTCAAACCAGGATTAGTTTGAATTACACCTGAAGCACTACTTCCTGTAGAGACGATCGTTCCAAAAGTATTACCTACACCTGAAATTCGTCTTCCTGCCGTTAAAATTCCAACTAATGAATTTGATGATGAAATTGTTGTTATACCAAGAGTGGCATTTTTTGGTAATACGGTTATTGCATTTTCTTGAAGGGTTGGAACATATCCATTACTTTCATCAAGAGGAGGATTTCCAAAATGAGCAATACCAATATTTGCTGTAAATTTAGATTTATATAATTTAAATTTGAGATCAGATTCTTGTGCTGGAGTCCATGTAGATCCATTCTGAGATTTAAACAAACTGCCTAATGCAAATTGTCTTGAATATCTTACTGCTTCAGAATTGGGAAGATTTTGAGTCTCAACGGTTCTTTCACCCATTTTTGCAGTCCAAACTTCATATTGATCACTATTGGGTGCGAGTAAAACAATAGCATATTCCTGACCAGGAGCAAGATAAATTGGATAATTAAATTTAACTTTAGTAGGATCAGATCCATCTCTTGAAGTAACTATTTCACTTGGTGTCAATGTTTTTGGTTCTCCAATTACATTTAAAGTTGGAATACCAAGTTCTACTGTTCTTATTTGAACTGTTAGTGGTTCTTCACCACTCGGTTTTGATGCAACAAATATATCTAATTCGGTTAAAAATATTCCATTATCATCGTCATTATCACCACTGAAATCTGGTGCATCAATATCTCTACCGACAACAAAAGTTTGAGCTAGAGGATCCATTCTACGCGTAATTGTTCTTGTTACTCTTGTAGTTATTCTTGTAGTTGTGGTAGTTACTGACTGTAATGAACGGAATCTGCCGTTTGCGGTATAAGTTCCGTCACCTGCAGAAATTAATGTGTTACCAGGTAATGGAGTTTCATTAGTAGAACTACTACTTAATCTGTAAGTTTTTTTGCCGGTAAGAATCCTTGGATTTGGAGCAGGAGTTACATGTGGGTTCTTAATGAAAAATGATCCAAATAAAGATCCATTTACATCAGAAATTAATCTGAGATCTTTTACGTATGCAATTGCTCCACTGGTTTGTCCAACAATTTTTGCACCTTTTTCTATGTAACCATTAAAACTTCCTTGTGCTTCGGAGGATAATGCATTCAAATCAATGTTTATAGTTTTTGAAGATTGACTATATCCAGAAGGAATAGACTCGGAATTTACATATGGGTTAGTTGTATATGTAAATGTTGGAGAATTGAATGTTCCTGTTTTGTGATTTGAAGATGCTAATCTAAATGTTCCTATTCTTGTTCCTCCGTTATAAACTCTAACTGTTTCTCCAGTCTGGAACGATCCATTAGATGATCCATAGTTTTCTAAAGAAGTAGAATTTGCAATTTCTACGAGTTTCGGTATAAAGTTCAGATTGCTGTGATTATCTAAGAATTGATAATGTCTTGCAAGGGGTCTTAACAGTGTTCCAAAGAAAGAAACATTTCTTGATCTAATGTATTTTTCTCTTCCCGAAGAAACAAGAACTTCTTGCGTCTTTCTTCCAACAACTGCTACAGTCCTCCTTCTAATTTCATTTACTCTTGTATTAAATCCAATAGCAGCAAGTGTTCCTCTAACTTCTCTTCTTATAATATTTGTTGATGTCCTTCTTTCAATTCTTTCAATGGTACGAGGTTGAAGTCTAATAGTTCTTACCCACGTATCTGTATTTGGAGAAAGACGAATCTCCCCATTATATTCTATAACATGAAAAGGATTGACGTTTTCTACTCTCGTTGCAAGAGGCTGATTGATCCAATCAACTGAATCATATTTTAAAGTAATAGCATCTCCAGTTTTTTGTACATTAGAATCTAGTAAATCAAAATTTTGTGATAAATCTAGTTGATCTTCAGGAATTTCTAAAGATGGAATTGGTCTTTGTTGTAGTGAATTTCTTATTGCAAGAGGTCTAAGTTCACCATTAACAGTATCTGCAGTTGTCAAACTTTCATCAGAAGAAAACTTATCTGTAAAATCATCTACAAATATTCCACTCTTAAATCTATTATTTCCCTCAGAGTCTTCAACTCTCAAAGATTCTGTTTTAACTTCTAATAAACTTAAAGAGGTAAGTTTTTCTAGATTTTCAATTCTATCTTCAAGATCACCTATATCTCTCATGGTATATCTTTTGTTATCTATCATGCTGACTTCAGCATCATCAACACTATACAAATATGCTGGAAGACTGACTTCTGCCAATTGCATTAAATCACTATCTTCATTCGTTGGTGGTACTGGTTCTATAGAAGAAACTCCTTTCCTTACAATAACACTTCCAAATTTATCTAAGAAAACTCTGTCAATTCTAGGAAGATAAAAATCGTAACCAATTAAAGATGACTCTCCAGGTTTTAATGTAAATTTTGGTTCGGATCCAAAATTCCTTGATGCAAAATCAAATGGTGATGATGTTGTTACTGCAAAGTCTTGAACTCTTGGTCTAAAATCTAAGGTATCAGATGCTCTGACTTGATTGGGTCCTATACCAGGAATATCTTTAGAGAATCTATCAGAGTCATAACTCAGAACAGTAAATACATCTCCATTATCTGATGATGGTACGGTATAGTGATCATAAACCACTAAAAGTTTTCTTTCTGGAACTTGAGGTCCTACTCTAACTAATCTAGAATAATCATAATATTCATTTCTTTGACCTTTATCTAAATTAAAATTATTTGTTACATTCTTAAATTTTTCAAATGTTATGGCCTCTATAGTAGAAACAATTCCAGATTCTTTAAATGTTACACTTTCACCTACAGAGAATTTCTGGTCATTTAAGTATACAATACCCAAATTATTTGTAGGTACAGGAACTTCTGCACCAGAAGAAGAGTTTTGCACAAC